TCAGCCGGACTGTGTACAGGACTTTTTGAGGTAAGTGTCCAGACGATTTATTTTCTTCTTCTTGAATTTTTTGTCGAGGGCGGTATAGATGCCAAGCGTGACCGAGATGTCTTTGTGGCCCATCTGGTCGCGGGCGGTCATGACGTCCACACCGGCAAAGTACATCAGAGTGCAGAAGGTATGGCGGAGCTGGTGCGGGGTGAAGGCGTCGATGCGCATGGGCAGGCCGCCCGGGCGATTTTTGTTCTGCTGGCCGTCGTAGCCGTACTTGACGTTCAGGTCGCGCATATAGCTTTCCCACAGACGCTTCCAGCCCTGCTCGGTCATCTGCTGGCCTTTGTGGTTGTGGAGCACATAGAAGCAGCCATCCTGCTGGGTGCGAAGATAATCGACAAGAACTTTGGGGATGCTGACGACGCGGACGCCGGCAGGCGTCTTGGTGATCTTGACTTTCTTGGCGCGGAAGTCGTAGCCTTTGTTGACCGTGATGGTGGCGTCGTCAAGGTCGATGTCGGCCCAAGTGAGGGCGGTGGCCTCGCTGCGGCGGAGGCCGGAGTAGAGTAGGAGCATGGCGGCTCGCTGGGCGGCGTGGGGTGTCTCACGGATCCAGCGCTGCTGCTCTTCGGTGAGGGGGTCGCGCGGCTCCGGTGCGGCCCCGGCGGGGGTGATGGTCTTGACCAAAGGGTTGTACATCACGATCTCCGGGATGGCGAGGTCATACGCGGCCTTGGCGCTGCCGCGCAGGTTGGTGAGGGTGAAGTGGGAGAGAGGCGGCTTGCCGTCGTGCCAGTCGGCCAAGTTGTTGAGCACCTTCTGGAAGTCGGCCGCGCGCAGCTCAGACGCCGGGACATCCACCAGTTCGCCCCAGTGGGCCTTATTGGTCGCCAGTCGGTCAATGCTTTTCTGGCCGATGCCCTTTGCCTTTTTGGCGGCAATGAGGTTATCGTACAGGGTGCCTAAGGTGGCTTCGGCCTGCTCCGGGTCCATGCCCTTGCTGACGGCAGAACGGAAATCATCTGCAGCGGCCCTGGCCTCACGGAGAGTCGAGCCATAGAAGGTCTTGTATTTGCGTTTCCCGTCCGGGCCTTTGCCGAGGTAGACCTGACAGGAATACCGTCCATCGGCACGCTTTTTATTTTTGGCCATAAAAACTCCTTTCCGACTTGCTTGCCGATGCACATGAGGTATGGTATACTGGATGTGTCAGCAGGCAGAGAGTCATTGACTACGTTTTTCTCCGACATTGTCCCATGCGCGCCCCGGCAGCTTTTTCGTACAAGGCTGCCGGGATTTTTTTGTACAAACGCCCCCGCTGGTGGAAACACTGGCGGGGGCGTTTGGTTATGTATCGGCGCTCAGGAGGTCGGCGGGTCTGATGTGCAGGATGTTACAGAGTGCAAAGAGATTATCTGTTTTGGGCTGGCCTACGCCTCGCTCATAATAGCCGATCGTGCCGATGGTGACATCAAGCTTCTCCGCCAATTCCTTCTGCGTCAGCCCGGCGGCCTGCCGTGCCTCCCGGATGATGCGGGCAGATTCGGGATGGGGACGGGTGGACATAAGATTCACCTCGATTGATTTTTTGAAAAAGTTAATTGCAAGCAAAGAGAATGATAGCTTTATATAAAAAGGCTACGACAACAGGAGCTGCCAATGCGAACGCCATCGCCTTTTTGTTAGAGGGCTCGAACATATCGTAAAGGTCGGGGTGTCGGCGATAAAGAGCATCTGTGATCCCGTAGGCAAAAAACAGGAGGAGACAAGAGCCGAACGCTGCCCCAACGGAACCGACGACAAGAGTAAGAAGATCATAAGAAGGGCTGAGGGCAACGCAGACGCTTGCCGAGAGACTTGCGAGGATGAGGAGAATTTGAAGTTTGCTTTCTTCAAGCCTTTTGGATTCTGCGCGCTCTTGGTCATAAAGTGACTTCATAAAGGCCAGCTCATTGGTGAGTTTTTCGATTTGCCAAAGGGCGCCTTGCAAAGAAAGGCTACAATGCTGGCCATCAGAATCAGAAAGTTGATTTATATATTTTCTTAGCCGCTGAATAGACTCTTCGTAGGTGGATTTATCTTCGGGGGATAGCTTTTGCATAGCATCGGACTCTTCGCGGGCATTTGCGTTGTCATAGGGCGAAAACATGATGACTTCTCCATATACTGATCAGCCGCTTTGGTATAGCCAGAGCGGTTATTTTTTATGCTTCCTTTGCGCCCAGACCAGACGCAGGACATTTTTTATAACGTCCGGTGAGGACGAGGTCTTCGACATACTCCACCGCCTTGGTCTGGCCCTCATCGTTGAGCTGGTCGAAGGCTGCTAAAAGAGTGGACTGCTGGGGAGTGAGGACGTGAGCTTCGGCAAGCTCGGACGAAAAATCATCCTGATACAGGAAATTGGGGTCAACGTGAAGAATATCAAAAATTTCCACCAGAATTTCCCACTTTGGACTGCTTACACCATTCTCATAGTTGCTGATGGCGTTTTTGGTCACACCAAGTTTCTTGGCTAAATCCTGCTGAGTAAATCCAGCCTGCTCACGCGCCTGTCGGAGCCGAGAAGCAAAAGACATTTGAACCACTTCCTTAAAAAATCTCGTTCTGGTGCAAGTATAAAGGCCACGTCTTGAAAAGTCAAGATGAAAGTTCAAGAAAATTGAACAAAGCTCTTGACTAAACAAGAATCCTGTGCTATTGTAAAAATGTCCAAGAAACTTGTACATGAAAGGAGCGTGCAGAATGAGTGCAACTGAGATGATTTATAAAATCATTGATGAAAAATGCTTGAAGCAATCAGCGGTTGCAAGGGCAGCAGGCTATGACCCGAAAAAATTCAATGCTCTTCTTCGCGGACGGAAGAAGATGACATCGGAGGACGTTGTGCCAATTTGCAAAGCGTTGGGCATAACTCCGAATGAGCTTTTCGGGATTGACCGCTGACCCGCCGAAGAGCGCGTGAGGGAGGAGGAAAAGTGATAACGATTATTGGCATGGCAGCAATATGGATTTGTGCAGCGGTGTGCGTATATGTCATTGCCCGATGGGGGCCGCGAGGTATGCTGCGGTGGTATCCGTGGTATGCAATAGCAATATGCAGCCTCGAAAGTGCTGTCTTGGCAGGCATTGCACAGATCAGTGGAACTCTTTGAGTTCCTCTTGCATCGCAATAATCAGCTCGATTTTTGCATTTGCGAGTTTCGCCATTTCGTCTTTAGAAGGCGACGCTGGATAACGAAGCAACTCGGAGTAGTAAATGCTTGTGGCGTTGTTCACACGAGTTCCAGAAAGAATCATGACTTGGGAATTAGCGCTGCTGAGTTGCAGGACAGCTTCAGAAGACAAGGGATAGGAGGTAGAAGAAGCTAACGAGATAAAGGTTTTATAAGCTTCAAGTTTTGCGTTGAAAAACAACTGAGAAGATTGAAGCTTATAGGCGGAATAATTGTTGATAACAGCTGTAATGGGAGAGGCGACCAAGGCGAGAATTGTGGCGAAAATCGACAAAATAGCAGTAAGTTGAGAAGCAGTCATAAAAACACATCCTTTCTGAAAGGATTGTATCACGCAGCGAGAAAGCGGACAAGCCGCTGACCCGCCGAAGAGTGCGGGAGGAAGGAAAACATATGAACCGTTACATGATCGTGATCCCGGCGAAGAACCGGAGCTTTCTGCTCAAGTGCGACGAGGGCGACTGCATGAAGCTGGAGACCCTGCAGAAGCTGGTGAGCGGATATGTGGAGACCGTGCCGTCGGCGCTGGACGCCACCTGGGCGCGGGAGGAAGCCGACCGGCTGGTGCTGCTGGTGGACGAGGACGGCCGCCTGAAGTGCAAGGCTGCAAACCAGAAGGCCACCAACATTGCCCCGGCGGACGTTACCTGGAACGGGATGCAGCCCCTTGTGGGTGCTGCCGTGCTGGCGCTGCAGCGGGGCGACAAGCTGATGGGCTTTAGCAAGCACGTGGCGGAGGACATCCGCAGCGAGTGGCTGTAAGGAGGGGCTGGCCATGCGGAAGGCAAAAGTCTGGGACGCGAGGCAGCTGCCCGCGTATCTGACCGTGGCGCAGTACGGCGAGCTGATGGGCATCTGCCCGAAGACGGTGCGGCGGATGTGCCAGCGGGGGGAGCTGCCGGCACACAAGGAGGGGCCGAAGCTGTGGCGCATCGACAAGAACGCCGCGCTGGAACAGCGGCAGGAGGCCATGGAGATCTGCCAGCGGAACGCCAGGAAGGCCCCGAAAAACAAAAAGCCCGCCGGTGCTGGAACACCGACGAGCCTCCGAGTGACAGGTTGAAAGGGCCTATCACCGGAATGATTTTACCACAACGAAGGGAGAATAGCAATGAAAATGAAGATACAGGCGCTTTACCTGACCGGCACTGCGCTGCTCATCGGCGCGGCGGGGGTGGGCGACAGCATCACCTTTGACGCCGTGGGCAGCTGGACGGGCGCGGCCATCCTGGCCGTGCTGATGGCCGCCGGCGGCATCGTCTGCTGGGGCTATGGCCGGGGGCTCGAGATCGAGCGGGCGGAGAAGGCGCAGCTGCGCCGGTACTGCCGCAAGCTGAAGAGCTGCCAGAGGGCGGCGGAAGAGAAGAACGACAAGCATAGCGCGTAAAGGAGAAGAGTGCAATGGTACGAATCGAGATTAAGAAAGTGGCGAATGGGCAGATGATGCTCGGCATAGAGGCAAAAAAAGAAGCGCCGGATGAGGTGCTGACGTGTGCCGCCCGCGGCTTTGTGGGTGTGGCAAGGCATCTGCTGGGGCCGATGGCGACCAACCCACAGTTTGCCGAGGAAATTTCGAGGGGTATCAAGGAAATGCTGCTGGATACGGAAGACCTCAAGGTAACGCGGGGCGTAGAGGGCAAAGAAGCAAAGTTTATGGCAGCGCTGTACGGAATGAATGCGGGGGAGCAGGAATGAAACTGGAAGAACTGATTCAAAAAAGATTTACAGAGCGTGAGGGATTAACAAAATTCCTTGTCAAGTTTGGAGATTACCCGGCGCGGGCCATCGCAGCAGCGAGCAATGACAAGGAGCTGAGCGAAGAGGAGTTCCACCAGCTGACGGCCCTGATCAAGGGGGCCGTGCGGCCCGGCACCCGGAAGCTGACGCCGGACGAAGCAAAGCTGTGGGCAGAGGTGGGCCGGATCAACACCCGGCTGAAGCAGGAGATGGTGGCAGCCAGTTTTACGGTGCGGGCCTTGCCGGGCGACCTGCAGGAGGACGCCATCAACATCCTCTCCAAGACCGTGAGCGGGATGATGGGCGATCTGAGCCGCCTGATGGCGGAGACCGGGGAGCCGTGATGGACCGAAAGCAATGCATCCATGTTTTTGAGATAACCCGCCCGGAATGCCTTATTTGCACCGGGCGGGATGAGAAGTGCAGGGAGTACAAAGAACATGAAGAAGAACAAGATGAGTCTCACGACAGAGCTGGATCTGACGCGGGAGGGGACGGCGGAGATGACGAGGTGGTGCATCCTCATCGCGCTGCATCAGAGCTTTGGCATTGGCGCGGCGCGGCTGAACAAGGTTCTGGCCCGGGCGGAAAAGCTGGGGCAGGAGAGTCTGGATGTGGCCATGACAGTAAACGACCGGGGGATGCCCTCGACGGACAGGAGCCTTGCTTTGCGGCGCAGCTGGATGCCGAGGAATGTAGATCCCGACTTCCGGGTGCCGGTGCTGCGCAGCCCCCGCACCCGGCGGGAAGAGCAGCTGCGGATGGCGGGCGACGTGGCGGCCAGTATGGTCTGGACGCTGTGCGCCAAGGCCTGCATGGACGAGCTGGGCTTCGGCACGGAACGGCTGCTCCGCCTGAAGGAAGAGGCGCTGGCCAACTACCGGCAGGTGAACGAAGAAGGTCACGCGGACGGGCTGGATGTGGCGATGGAGCATCTGCGCCGGTGTGCGCAGGCTGCGCTGAAGGAAGACATCGTGGTGGAGAATCAGCCGGACGAAGACCGGGCCAGGCAGAGCGAACGGGATTACGAGGAGCAGAAGCGGGCGTTTTTGAAGCGGGCCGTGATGCAGCAGCTGGGGCGAAAGGCCGGGAAGGGCGGACTGCGGATCCTGAGCGAAACGCAGATGGAAGAAAAGGCTGCTGCCGCCATGGCGCAGCTAAAGGAGAACACATGGGAAAAGCGAATCTCTACACCGTAAAGGACTACCTGACCGGGGAGGTCCTCGCAAAAGGCACAGCCGGAGAGCTGGAGGCCAGCGGCATCGTGCCGAAGGGCTACCACACCAGCGAGTGGGCCAAGCACGAGAACCAGAAGCGACGGAACCGGAAATACGCAATCTCTTTTGAGGAACGGCAGCCGGAAGTGAAGCGCGGCGAGAAAGGCCGGATGATGAGCGTCTACACCTGCTACAACGCAGCCGGAGACGTAATAGGCGAAGGCACCGCAAGGGAGCTGTGGGAGGCGGGCGTCTTCAGCAACGACAACGCGGCCTACTATACCTACAAAGAACAGGGCGGGCGCTGCATAAAGCGCGGCATCGCAAAAATGACCTGCCGAAAAGAGATGCGGAAGGTCGGCCAGAACAATGCCCGGGGTGAAAAGGCAGACTGCGCCGCAAAGAAGCCGGAGCGGCCCGTCCTGCGGAAGATAAAAGACCCGACGCCGCTGGACTACGACGTCCACGACCTGATACTCTACAACGCCATCGCCAGAAAGGAAGGCCGGCCGGAGTTGACCTACGGCTACTGGGCGGCGGCGGGAAAGCCAGCAAGGCCATAAAAATACAGACAGGCAAGCCCCCGATGGTTTTCCATCGGGGGCGTCTTCGACAAAATATAAGGCGAGATGGGTGCTGCCGAGGAGGCTCGGCGGCAGGCATATCGGTTTATATAGAGGTAAACCTCTCAGCGTTCCCGTCGGCCTTTGGCCGCGCGAGAACGCAGCTCCCCTACCGAGGGGAGCCTTTCTCAAATGAAGCGTCCGGGCGGGCGCTTTGGGGAGCTAGTATACCCGTTATCCCTGTGACGGTGATGGGCCACAGGAAAGAAAACTACACTACCAGCTCAAGGCAGCAGGAGGGTACAGGATGAAGAAGAGATATACCCGGGAGAAGAAAACACTCTGCGGAGAGGGGTACATGGAGGTGGACCTCTACCACATCACACCGGAGGAGCACGCAGCCAAGCGCCGGAAGAAGACGAGGCCCAGCAGCGAGCGGCAGAAAAAGCGGAACGCCCAGCACGCACACCGGTGGAGGGTACAGAAAGCCAACGCAAACTTTACCGTGCTGGGATTTTATCTGACCCTGACCTACATAGACACCTTTTTGCCGGAGAGCATGGAGCAGGCCCAGCGGGATTTACGCAATTACATCCGCCGGGTGAAGGCTGCCATCGCAAAGCTGTACGGCCCGGGCGCCGAGCTGCGGGTCATGGGCCTGACCGGCTGCGGACGGAAGAGCGGGCGGTACCACCATCATCTGCTGGTGGAGTGCAAAGGGCTGACCATGCGGCAGAATGCGGAGTTCCGGCAGCTGCTGGAAGACAAATGGGCCGTGCGCTGGCCGGACGGCAGCGTGGAGAGCCTCGGCACAGCCAACGCTGACCGGCTGAACCTGCAAAACAGGCTGGATGACCTGATCACCTACTTCGAGAAGCACGGACAGATGCGGTGGTACGAGACGAAGAATCTGACACTGCCGGTGGAGCGCGCCCCCAACGACACCCGATGGAGCCTCAAGCAGCTGCGCAAGGCCTGCACCGAGTGCAAGGACAACGCCTACTGGTGGGAACAGAGATACCCGGGCTGGAAGTTTGTGCGGTGCGTCGTGCCGGAGCCGGACGCGCCGGGCGACGAAAAAGAGGGCTGGGACGCAGACGAGCTGCGCTGCTATGTGGTGATGGTAAAGCGGGAGGGTGCGAAAGTTCGCACCTGACAGACAAAGTACCGGTATTTTGCGCGGTAAAAACGCGCTTTATTCGCGCGCGGGAAGAAAACGCGCAGGAAGACGGGAGGCGGGGAGTTGACCAGGGAGCAGAAACGACGGGTGCGGGAAGAGCTGCGGGCTTGTGGACAGGGAAAAAGCGACTGGGCGGGCGTGATCGCGCTGGCGATGGACTACTACGAGGCCGCAGACCCGGTGTGCAAACGGCTTTTGCAGATGCGGTATCTGGACGGGATGCCGGAGGAGCGAGTGGTGGCGAAGCTGCACATCGGGCGGACGACCTACTACCACAAGGAGCTGGAAGCGCTGAGCACCGTGGCAGTGTATGCGGCGGCGGCAGGGCTGTTATAGCATTGCCATAGCGTGATGAGGCTGGGGAGACCCGGCCTGTTTGTTCTACCTGGCTCTCAAATGTCCGCAGTAGTTTTGTTTTTCCGGCGGCGGTAGACTGGGAGGGAAGAACTACAGAGGGGAGGCAGAGCGGTGGCCAAGCGGGCATATTGCAAAAACACGGTAAAGGGCTCCCAGCGGGGGCGGAAGTACCCGCCGAAGGTGCGGGCCGAGGTGCTGATGGCCATGCTGTCGTCTGGCTCCATCTGTGCGGTAGCCCGGCGGTACGGCGTACCGGAGAGCACTATCCGCAGCTGGCTGGCCGAGGAAGCCGGCCGGAGCGACGCCTTTGCAAAAGAGCGGCAGGCCGCTGCGCGGGAGATCGCCATCCGGGCCAGCCTCGGGGCGAGGGCGCAGGTGAGCTATTTGCAGAGCCGTGTGGACGAGAGCCAACGGGCCGCGCAGGTACAGGCCAAGCTCCACCGGAAACTGGACGAGGACACCCGGGCCAGAAACTTTGCCATTGGCACGCTGCTGAAGGGGGACGCCGAGGAGCTGGCAGACGCCACGGAGACCGGGCTTGTGCTGTACGCTGCCGAGGGCAGCTACGACCGGCAGCTGGACGACGAGGAGCGGGAGGTTCTGGACGCCCAGCTGGAACGGTACAGCGGCCGGGTGATGAGCGACAAGAACGCCGCCGCGATGGCTGCCGTGCTGATGACCGTGGCCGAAAAGGCTGCGGCAATGGTACCCAGCCAGAGCCAGAGCGAGGGCGATGCCCCACCGCTGGTGGAGATCGGGGCCGAGGGCCGGGAAGAAAAAGGGCCGGAGGTGATGGTGGATGGAGCATAAAACATATCACGGACGCCCCGTGATCTGGTCGCCGCAGCCGAGGCAGGCAGCCTTTATGGCGCGCACCGAGGACGAAGCTCTGTATGGGGGCGCTGCTGGTGGCGGGAAGAGCGACGCACTGATCATCGAGGCGCTGCGGCAGGTACACATCCCGCACTACCGGGCGCTGATCCTGCGCAAGACCTACCCGCAGCTTTCAGAACTGATCGACAAGACCATGCGGTATTACAAGCCTGTTTTCCCGCAGGCACGGTACAACGGCACAAGCCACTGCTGGACCTTTCCCAGCGGGGCGAAGATCTATTTTGGCAGCCTGAACCACACACAGGACAAGTACAACTATCAGGGCAAGGCGTTTGATTTTATCGGCGTGGACGAGCTGACGCATTTTACCTGGGACGAGTACAGCTACGTGATGAGCCGCAACCGCCCCTCGGGACCCGGCACCCGGGTATACATCCGGGCTACGGCCAACCCCGGCGGTGTAGGCCATGGCTGGGTGAAGAGCCGATTTATCAGCCCTGCCCCGGCGGGTACACGGATGGTGCAGCTGATGAAGGTAAAGACGCCGGACGGGGATGAGATCACCCGGCGGCGCACCCGCATTTTTATCCCAAGCACCATTTTCGACAACCCGGCGCTGCTGAAAAATGACCCGGGCTACATCGGCACACTGGCCTCTCTGCCGGAGGCGGAGAAGCAGGCGCTGCTCTACGGAAACTGGGACAGTTTTTCGGGGCAGGTGTTCACCGAGTGGCGGAACGACCCGAACCACTACAAGGACCAGCGGTGGACCCACGTCATCGAGCCGTTTCCCATCCCGGAGCACTGGAAGATATGGCGGGGATACGACTTCGGTTTCTCGAAGCCGTTTTCTGTGGGGTGGTATGCAGCGGACGAGCGCGGGCGGCTCTACCGTATCAAGGAGCTTTACGGTTGCACCGGCACACCCAACGAGGGCCTGAGAAAGGACCCGATGGAACAGGCACGGATGATCCGGGAGGCAGAGGAAAATGACCCGCTGCTGAAAGGCCGGGTCATCCTGGGCGTGGCCGACCCGGCCATCTTTGACGAGAGCCGGGGCGAGAGCATCGCGGACATGCAGGAGAAAAGTCCGAACTTTCTGCACTGGATGCCCGGCGACCACACCCGTCTGGCGGGAAAGATGCAGTTTCACTATCGGCTGGCTTTCGGCGAAGACGGAAGGCCGATGCTGCAGGTCTTCAACACCTGCAAACACTTCATCCGCACCATCCCGAACCTCGTCTATGACGAGAGCAATGTGGAGGACATCGATACCACGCAGGAGGACCACATCTACGATGAGTGCCGCTATGTGCTGATGGAGAACCCCATCAGCGCCGCAAAGCACACCCAGCCGCCGCCCATGCTGGACGACCCGCTGGATATGGACCCGAGAAAGGACAAGACGAGGTTTATGAGGATTTGAACAGGAACGCGGAAAGGAAAATGGGATGGAATTTGGTAAAAAAGAGCTTGACCTGACAGCAGATGAAAGCCCCGGCGGCGAGAGTCTGGCCGGGGTGCTGGATGGTGAACCGGCGATCGGCGAGAAGGAGATCAGCGAGGCGATGGCCATCCTCGAAAAGTACAAGTCGGCCAAAGCCAGTCTCGACAAGCGGATCATCGACAACGAGGAATGGTACAAGCTGGGCCACTGGAAACAGTACGGCAACCGGGTGATGGAGGGCAAACGCGCCCCCAGCACGGGGTGGCTGTTCAACTCCATCGCCAACAAACACGCCGACGCCATGGACAACTACCCGGAGCCGAACGTGCTGCCGAGGGCGCAGGACGACGAGGAGACGGCGAGGCTCCTCTCCGACATTCTGCCGGTGGTGCTGGAACAGGCCGACTACGAGAGCGTGTACAGCGACACCTGGTGGCGTAAGCTCAAGCAGGGTACCGGCGTCAAGGGCATTTTCTGGGACCCGGCGCTGCGGGAGGGCCTTGGGGACATCGCCATCCGGAGCATGGACCTTCTGATGCTCTACTGGGAGCCGGGCGTGGAGGACATCCAGGACTCGGCCAACTTCTTCTCGCTGGCACTGGCCGACAACGACCGCCTGACGGCCAAGTGGCCGCAGCTGGAGGGCAAGGCGGGCAGCAGCGGCATCACCGTGGGGCAGTACGTCAGTGACCAGAACATCGACACCAGCGAAAAGAGCGTGGTGGTGGACTGGTACTACAAGCGGGAGAAGCCCGGCGGCCAGACCGTGGTGCATTACTGCAAGTTCTGCAACGGTGTGGTGCTCTACGCCAGTGAGAATGACCCGCAGATGGCCGAGACCGGTTTCTATGACCACGGAAAATATCCCTTCGTGTTCGACCCGCTCTTTGTGGAAGAGAACAGCCCGGCGGGCTTTGGGTACATCGACGTGATGAAGGACACGCAGGACGCCATCGACCGGATGACGCAGGCCATGGACGAGAACACGCTGGCGGCGGCCAAGAAGCGATACCTCGTCTCGGACACGGCGGGCGTGAACGAAGACGAGCTGCTGGACACGGCAAAAGACGTGGTACATCTGGTGGGCCGTCTGGATGAGCGGGGCTTCATGGAGCTGGAGACCGCTCCGCTGCCCTCCAACACCATCGCTTACCAGCAGAACCGCGTCGCAGAGCTGAAGGAGATCAGCGGAAACCGGGACGTGAACCAGGGCGGCGCGACCAGCGGCCTGACGGCGGCCTCGGCCATTGCGGCGCTGCAGGAAGCAGGCTCGAAGCTCAGCCGGGATATGCTGAAAAGCTCTTACCGCTCCTTTGCAAAGGAATGCTATTTCATCATCGATTTGATGCGGCAGTTCTACGACGAAGAGCGGGTCTACCGCATCACCGGCCAGCAGGGCGGTACGGAGTACCGGGAATTTTCCGGCCAGATGCTGCGGCCGCAGCCGGTGGAGAGCGTGGGCGGCGTGGAGCTGGGTGCCCATGAGCCGGTGTTCGACATCACGGTGAGCGCGGCAAAGAAGAGCACCTTCAGCCGCCTTAGCCAGAACGAGACAGCAAAGGAATGCTACCAGCTGGGATTCTTTGCTCCGGCCAACGCGGACGCCGCACTGGCGTGTCTGGACATGATGGACTTCGAGGGCATCGAGAAGGTGCGTCAGCGGGTGGCCCAGAACGGCACTCTGTACCAGCAGCTGCAGCAGGCAATGGCACAGATCCAGCAGATGGCGGCTGTCATCGACCAGCAGAACGGCTCGAACCTGAGCGAACAGGCCGGTGCTGCTGCCGCTGCCATGACCGGCGGCGGAGGCGGTGGAGAGACCAGCGCAAAGACGGTAACGAACTCTCTGGGCGGACAGGTGGGCGGCGGAACGAACCCGCTGGCCACGAAGGCAGCCGAGAGGGCGATGAACATCAATGACCCGAATAAGTGACATAAGAACGAGCGGAGGGTAACATGATCAAAATTATTTATGTGACAGACCCGGAGGGCGGGAAGCTGACGATGAGGGCCGAGGGCCACGCGGGGTATGCCCCGGCGGGACAGGACATCGTATGTGCTGCGGTGAGTTGCCTGATGCAGACGCTGGCGTACAGCGCTGCGGAGGACGAACACACCTCGAGCTGCATCTATCAGGGTAAGGACGGCCCGGTGGTGAATGTGGAGGCGGGCGACAGCGTCCTCATGCGGGACAAGTTCGAACTTGTGGCCGACGGTCTGGACCTGTTGGCCGAACAGTACCCGGAGAATGTGAACTTCAAGAAAAGCTGCAAGTGCAGCCCGGCGGTGGACTTGCAGCTGTTTGCAGCAACGGCGACGACCGCTGCCTGCGGCAGAAGCAGGGAGGAGCTGTTGGGGCCGCGGCCGGCAGGATGCAAGCAGAGCGCAGCAGACGCCGGGAGCCGCAACCCGGGGGAGCCTTTCGATTTGCAGCTGTTTGCGGAGGGCGGCGATGGTGCCGCCCCTGCGGCGGCAGAAAAGGCGGCGTCTGCCCCCGCCCAGAGCAAGGGCCGGGAGGCTGCTGCCGCTGAGGTGGATGAGATGCTGAGTCCGGCGGAAGAGTCGGACGCGGAGGAAGATGCTGCTGAAGGCGAGGAACAGGACGGTGCGGCAGACAAGAGCGGCACCGACCCGGAGGAGCACCGGAAAGCGTTTGGCGAACTGATGAGGGGCGAGCAATATTGACACCGAGAATCTCTCGGGGGACTTACAGGAGAAGCTGAAATAGCCCTCTCAGTCGGCTGCGCCGACAGCTCCCCCGAATGGGTGAGCCTTTGGCAGGCCGGGGAAGTCTGAGCGGAACACCTGAGGCCCGACAGGGCGCAAAAGAGCGGGCCTCGATTACGAGGACAGGAGGATATGGACTATGAGCAATTTGAGTAATGCGAGAGCGCAGCTGGAGGAGTGGGAAGCAAAGAAGCCGGGCGACTACACCAGCCAGTACAAGGACAAGATCGACGGCGTGATGGGCCAGCTGGACGGGATGAAGGGTTTCAGTTACGACCCCACCCGAGACGCGGCCTACGAGCAGTACAAGAACAGCTACACCCGGCAGGCGAAGCTGGCCAATGAGAACGCGCAGGCCAACGCCAGCGCCATCTCGGGCGGGTACGGCTCGAGCTACGGCACCCAGGCAGGCCAGAGAGCCTACCAGAATGCCATGGCGGGCCTGAGCAGCGCCACGAACAGTCTGTACAGCCAGGCGCTGAACCAGTACACCCAGAAAAAGAGCGACCTGCAGAACCAGCTGAGCGGATACCAGCAGGCCGAGGCGCAGGACTACGAGAAATACCAGACCAACTACCAGAACTGGGAGAACCAGCGCAACTACTACCAGAACGCATACAATCAGGCGGCCAGCGAGGCACAGGCAAAGAAGAACCGGCGCTCGGGATTTTGGAACACCGTAGTGAGCGTGGGAGCGACCCTGCTGCCCCTTCTTTTCATGTAAAGAAAAACGCCCTGCCCGGGAAGGGGCTGAGCGGTCAAAAACCTCTCCGTCACGCCTGACGGCGCGGCGCAAAGCAACTCCCCGGGAGAGCACTATCTCGGAAGGACCTCTCAGGCGCCATGCGGCGCCAGCTCCCCTAGCGAGGGCAACGGCGACGACCGCCGCCAGTGGAGGAAGCAGGGAGGAGCTGTTGGGGCTGCGGCCAGCGGGATGCAAGCGGCAGCGCGGCAGACGCTGGGAGCCGCAACCCGGACAGTCAAGAATCAAGGAAAGGATTTGAAAGATGGGAGTTTTTAAGAGATACAAGGACGCGCAGGCGGCGCTGAAGGACGCGGAGAACGCGATGCCGGGGGTGTACCAGAGCAGGTATACCGACCGGATCAATGAGGCGCTGGACAGCATGGGCGCGGCCAGCAATGCGGGCTATGATGTAGGCACGGACAGCGAACTCTACCGGCAGTACCGGGCCGGTGCTCAGGCAAACGCCAGAGCTGCGGCTGAGAATGCCGCTGCCGGTGCGGCTGCGCTGAGCGGCGGGTACGGCTCGAGCTATGCGGGCAGCGTGGCCCGGCAGGGATACCAGCAGGCCATGGCCAACGTGGACGACGGGCTGGCCGGACTGCGGGACAAGGCCCTGACCATGTACCAGCTGAAGCAGAACGGCCTCTCGGGGCTGCTGAGTGCGCTGCAGAATCAGGACAGCCTCGAGGCGGCGGAGCATCAGGGAGCCGTGGCCAATGCACAGGACTGGCGGGACTACAAGAAGAGCCGGGCAGATCAGGCAGCGCAGGAGAAAAGCGATTTCCTCTCGAACCTGTGGGAGATGGCCAAGAACGTGGGCAAAGCCGGGCTGACGGCCTACGACACCTACAAGGGCTACACCCAGCAGCAGTGGGAGAACGAATTTGCCCGGGAACAGTGGGAGTACAACAAAGAGCGCACCGGCCAGAGCGATGCACTGAATGCCTACGAGCAGGCGTTCAACCTGTACCAGCAGGGGGCGGGCGATGCCGCGAACGCCGTGCTGGGCCGGTATGGTCTGGACACTGGAATCTTCGACAATTACAGCGGCGCACCCATCACCCGCGCAGACAAGGCGGGTGCGCTCACGACCGCAGCCGGGCTGGCAGGCGGCGGCAGCGACGAGGCTGCACGGGCGGTGCTGGAACTGTACGGCCTGGATCCGAACTCTGTGGGAAATTACAGGACGATCGCAGGACGGCAGCTTGCAACGACGCTGGCAACAAAGAGCGCAGGCGGCTCGGGCAGCTCTTCGGGCAGAAGGAGCAGCGGAACGAAAGGCAGCGGGAGCAGCTGGACGAACAGTCAGCTGCAAAGTATGGCAAAGACATTTTCCTCTATGAAGGGAAATGAGCCGCTGTACGATTTTTACAAGCGGACGCTGACGGATGCGGGCTGGATAAAGGACGACACCCCGAACCTGTTGGAGACGAACCGAGGTCTGACGGGGCAGAGCTGGAAAGGAGACCCGGCAAACAAGTGGGGTACTGGGACAAGTAACAGACAGAACCAGAGCACCGGAAGAACAGCAAGCCAGTCGAGTGTCCCGCAGCGGGCGCAGGTGGCGGCGAACGCCATCAAGGGCCAGAGGAACCACGGCTCGGATGATCAGACTATTTTTGACAGCCTGAAGTATCAGGGATACACGGACGACGAAATCTGGAAAGCCTTTGAGCTGGCAGGGTAAGACAGAAAGGACAAACAAATGGCAGTAACCAAACAGCAGCTCGCACAATGGAGCAGGGAATTTGCCGCAAAGAACCCGGACAAGGTGAGTGGGGCGGGCAGCACTGCGCAGAACACCACCACAAAGAAGAGCAGCGTCACCAAGGAGCAGTTGAGCCAGTGGAGCCGGGAGTTTGACAAAAAGGAAGCACAACGTCAGGCAGAACCGGAGCAGCGCACCCGGGACAAAGCCTTACAGCAGTACACCGAGCGGCACATAAGCGACATGGGGGAGGTGGATGCGAGGAACGATACCAGCCTTGCCGGAAGAGTATCGACCGGGAAGAAACCTCTCAGTCAGGCTGCGCCTGCGGCCACTGAAAAGGCGCTGGACATGGGGCGGAAGTGGGGCGTACCTGCGAAGAGCGGGAACGTGCTGGAGAACGTGGGCAGCGGGGCCATGGCCTACGGCACCGGCCGGGCGCAGGAGCTGAGAGCCAGCTTTGCCAAGGACAGCGTACCGGACGAGTTCGACCGGATCAACCAGTGGATGGACACCGGGGACAACAAGAATCTGGCCGACGCGGTGCGGCGGGTGGACAACACCCACGGCGCGTACACGGACGCCGACCTTATCCAAAAGGGCGGCTGGACACAGGCACAGATCGACGAGGCCCGGAAGATGAACGCTGCGCTGGACGCCATCCCCGCATGGCAGCGGGATGTGCGCCGGGCGGCGAACACCATCGGCGGCATCGGAGACACGGTGGCCGCTGCCCCGGTGCTGGGCGCGGAGTACGGCGTACAGGCGGGAAAGAACATCGACGCCACCCTGAAGAACTGGAAACAGGTAGAGCAGGAGGTGAAGGGCGACGAGCACGCTCAGAGCCTTTTCAACCTTTTGACCGACATAGACATGGACTACAAGCCCACCTGGCCGGAGAGCCGGAACCGGGAGCTGATCTCGATGGGGTACAACTCCAAGGAGATCCGGGAGATGCGCCAGAAGCTGGCGGGGCTGGAAGTGAGCGACGGCATCGACAAGAACCAGAGCGTGGGCTACCAGCTCTATGACCGCGGGCAGAAGCTGACGGCGGCGGCCCAGAGCGGCCTGAGCCCGGCCCAGCGGGCCGTGGCGGGGGCTGTGACCAGCGCGGCGGAGAATCTGGCCATTGCAGCAGGTGGCGATGGCGTTGCGTGGATCCTGCCTATGCTGAGCGCCCAGGGCGCGGCGGAGGCCATGGGACAGAGCGCGGAGAAGGGCGAAAGCGCCGGTAAGGCCCTGGGCGGCGGCCTCGCCAAGTTTGGTGCAGGCTGGGCCATCAACTCGGTGGGCGCAGCCGACCTTGCAAAGACCATGGGCTCGGACTACGCCAAGGACACGATGGCCGGGCAGATCGCGGACTGGGTGCAGGGGCTGGCGGGCAGCTCGGAGCTGGCGCAGCGGTACCCGGCGGTGGCTGCGGCCATCTCGGGCGGCATCGACAACTCGATGCAGGCTTTTGCGGAGACCTATGCGGACATGGCCATTGACGCTGCGCTGGGGGACAGCGAGGCGGCGAAGAACCTCTTCAGCAAGGACACCTTCCTGACCGCGCTGGAAAGCGGACTCTCCGGCGGTGCGTCCGGCGCGCTGGGCGGCGCTGTGGGCTCAGGGCTGCACAGCATGAGCGAAGCGCTGGACAGGGAGGCGGAGCGTTACGACCGGACGGACCGGATGAAGCGGGCTGCCGCCCAGCAGAAGGAATGGGAGGCCCGGGCAGCGGAGCCCTCTCAGCCGACTTCGCCTGCGGCCACTGAAAACATCAGCGGGCAGGAAGAAAACCTCTCACCGTTCCCGTCGGCTGACGCCGCGCGAGAACGGAACTCCACTGAAAGTATGCAGCGGGCGGATGCGCCGCAGGCGCAGACGGAAGGAGTAAACAGCAGCGTAAACGAGGCTGCTGCGCAGTCGGAAAACCCGGCGGTGCGGCAGTTTGCCGAAGTGGCGGCGAGCGACAGCCTGACGGGCAGGACCATCGGGCTGTTTACACCGAACGCCGAGAACCGGGAAAACCGTGCGGCCTTTGAGCAGGCTTACGGCGTGACGCTGCCCGACACTGCGGGCGCGACCCGCCGGATGCTGCGGGAGATCGCCGCACAGCAGAAGGCGAAAAGCGAAGCGGTGCCTGTCGTACAGAGCGCAGAGCTGCCCAGCGAAGCTGCGAGTGTGCCGCAGACAGTACAGGATGCTCCCGCAGAAACCGCCGATGTCATGCCGGAAACGGCTGCGCCGGACAACGTGCGTGAAGCGGCTGCCGCTGTAGGTGAAACCGACAGCTACGAGAACGCCCCGCTGCGGGAGACTCTGGGACTCCGGCCGGAAGCGCCGAAGACCCAGCGGGAGGCCGAGGTGCAGCGGGCGCTGGAAGGCTGGCGGGTGACGGACAAGGCAGCCGAGACCATCAGCAAAAATATGCCGGACAGGGTGGACGCTGACCGGTATGCGGCCGCAGCGTCGCCGCTGTACCGGCTGGGCCGGAGCGGCGCTGCCACCTTTGCGCAGGCGCTGGAGCTGGCGGGCAGCATGAGCGGCACGGCGGCGGACATCAACTACATCCTGAGCACCGACGCCGGGCGGACGGCCCTTGAGATCGCCTACACCCAGGGTAAGGGCGAACGGATGCTCTATGCCGAAAAGATGACCGAACTGGGCGGCGCGCTTGGCAGCGAGAGCACCAGCGGCAGGGGCGAGGTATACGCCAAGGGTACGATGCGGCAGGAGAGCGACCCGGCCAGCCAGATCATCAGCCTGAACGCAGCGGCCACCGGCACGGATGCTATCCTGTACAATGTGCTGCAGAACGACCGGAGCATCAGGGCCTATGTGGACACCGAGACGGCCCGGATCTTCTTCGGAGACAACGCGCAGGACATCTTCGGCACCGTGCTGCACGAGGACTACCACTGGTACAACGCGCTGGACGCCGAGGGCGCAAGGACTTTGCAGGAGCACGCGCTGGAATATCTGGCGAAGAGCAGTGGCTACGAAAGCCTGGACGAGATGATCCGGGCGAAACTGCGGGATTACAGCGCCCAGAGCCTGACCTATGAGCAGGCAGCGGAGGAGCTGGTGGCCGACGCATGGCGGGGCATCTTTGACAGCGAGGAGAGCTTCAAGCGCTGGGTGACGTTCCAGCGCGGGCAGGCAGAGAAGAACGCAGGCAAGAGCGGCGCCATCCACAAGGTGATGGAGCAGGTGCGGCAGATGCTGGACACGCTTATCGGCCGGGCAAAGGAAGTGCTGACCGCAGACCCGGACGACCGCGCCGCCCTGAAGGCGAAGCGTCTGGCCGAGGCCGAAAAGCGCACCTTACAGGACGAGTATTTCGCCCACGCAGAAAAGGCCATGGACAACCTGCGGGCGGCAAAAGAAAACGCCGCAGCCCTCAAGACCGAGAGCGCGGCGGAAAAACAGGGGGTACGATTTTCGATTTTGAAGGATAAGGCCGGAGAGACTTATATCAAAATCGACGAAGATATTCTGAAGGATGTCCCGCAGGAAGAGTGGAAGTCTACGGTCAAGCAGGCTATCAAGGAGCGTTTTCCGAACGGCTTTAAGCGGAACGACTGGACGATTGAAAATACGAAAGAAAGCCGCAAAGAATTTGTCTGGTCAAAGTATACGAAAGCATTGCAGTGGGAGAGCGCAAATGCCTATGCAGATAAAATGCGGATAGCAGCCAATCTGGACGAGATCATTCGGACGGCAGACGAAGTATACCGTGAGCCTGCGAACCACAAGAATGCGGAAGCATTCAACCGGGGAAAAATCAAGATCCAAGTCGGGCAGAACGCCTATGAGGCGGATGTGCTGACGGCCATCAAAACGGACCAGCGGGAGATATTCTATGATATTGTGGACATTAAGCCCATAAAAATAGAGACCTCCGGCAAAGCCCACATAGAATCCGAAGATTCGAGGAGCAGCGGGCCGGAGGTCTCGGTAGAAGCCTCCGGTGGAACCGTCACCAAAACACAAAGTCATGATGCCAGCAGATTGCCGGAGGCTTCTAAACAAAGTATAGCACGAACCTCCGACGAAAGCAAGAGAACCGACGAGGCTGTGAAGAAAACGGTGAGGTTCCAGCTAAGCGAATCCCGGCGAAATCAGAGTGAGCTTCAGAAAGAAAGCCGGGAGCTGGAACGTCAGCGCCGCGCCCTGAAGGAAGAGCGTGCAAACTGGCAGGAAAGCAACGAAGTGCGGGCTATCGAAGAAAAGAAAAAAGCCTATGGCCTGTTCTCGGAAAAGGGCAAGGCATTCAGGGCCAGCGAAGAGTACCAAAGCTATCTGGAAAAGCGCAAGGAGTTCAACCGGCGCGGTGCAGAACTGGAAAGCCGCATCGGCGAAGTGAACGATAAGCTGCGGCAGGCACAGGCCGAAGTGGAAAACGCCCGACAGGCCGTGAAGCAGGAGCAGCAGAAGGTGTATGATACCAAGGCCAAGGCGGCGGGCGGAAAGCCTGAGTACCGCCGGAAGTTGGCCGTAAAGCAGTTTGGAACGACAGACCGTTTTGAACGGGCAGGGTACATCCTGCCTGATGGCCGGATGCTGAATTTTGCGCAGAATGACGGAACCCGGGACACTGACCACAGAGAAATACTGGACGTGTTCGGCCCGGCGGAGGTGCCAAACGGCACGGAGGCCCTGAACAAGTTTCTGGCAGATGGCAATGTGCGTGTGATGGCTGAGGCCCCGGGCGTTGACATTGCGGCAAAGACTCCACCGACCGAACAGCAGCTGAGACAGATCCGCGCGATGGTGGAGCAGCTGGGCAGCGAGAAACGGCGTTTCACCATCGACATCTCCACCACCGACGGGCGGGTGGCTGCCAGCAAGGAGTACAGCGGGAAGGTGGATGCCGACAAGGTCGTAAGAGAGATCCGGGAATACTACAAGACCGGGGAACTCCCGGCAGAGAGTGAGCTGGCACGATTCCGTTACCAGCGGGCCGAACAGGCCGACCGGGACGCCAAGCAGAACCAGCAGCGGCAGGCCAGCCGGGTACTGGCAGAAAAGGCTGCGGCCTTTGACACCCTGAACCAGTTCTTCGGCCTGACGAAGAACACCCGGCTCTCGGACGCTGCCCTCGAGAGCCTCGCCATCCGATGGACGAAGACCAACGGCAGCAGGGCCGACCGGACGAAGCTGGCAAACGAGACGCGGGCGCTGGTGGAGTATCTGCGCTCGGAGGGCGCGGACATGGCCAAGGCGCAGGGACTGGCCGAGACGCTGGCGGGCGAGGTACTGGATGAGGCCACCTACCGGAACACGGAGCTGTGGAACCAGTACCCCGACCTGCATGACCTGACCTACACGGTAGACAAGAACGGCAAGGCCAAGGCCGAGCTTGTGAAGCGGTACGGAAGCTGGACAGAGGCGGTCGCCGAGGCCCGGCGCCACGGCGTGAAGCTGCGGCAGGCAGAGGGATACCGGGACGGCAACCCGGCGGAACAGTACGAGGCCATCGTGAACGACACCCGGGCCGTGGGCGGCGTGAAGGAGAGCGCGGCAGCACTCTTCCGCTCGGCGGCACAGGAAGCGGGCGTGGCGGGCGCAGCCAGCATGGAGAGCACGGAATGGCTCGACGTGCTGATGAACGTACACGACACCATCAAGCCCCGGATGATGAGCCGGTTTGCGGACGCTGCCGAATACGAGGACGCAAAGGTGGAACTGGCGGGCCGGATGATCGGCGACATCATGAGCCACCCGGAGATGACCGACGCCGAGGCGGTGTTCGAGGGTATCTTAAAGCATAACCGGGAGGTGGCCGCCATGGCTGCCGGAAACGAGGAGCGGGCGGCTGAGGTGACGAAGGGACTGAAGAGCGTGCAGCAGGCCCAGCGGAAGGCTTTTGCCGACCGGATGCGGGCCAACAGCCGCAGCCAGAGCGACGAGGTCAAGAGTGTGAGCCGGGCGGAGCAGCAGCTCAACGAGAATCTGGAAACGCTGGGCGCACAGGTGAGCACGGCGGCGGGCCTCGACGAGAAGCTGACCGCCCTGCGGGAAGCCTACGACCGGGAATGGAAGGCCGAGAAAAAACGGATGAAGCTGGCCCGGCAGGAGATGCTGGATGAGATAAAGCTGGAGCGGCAGCAGCTGTGCTCGCAGATCAACGACCTTTCCCGGCAGGTGGCCGGAGAGCAGCAGAGAGCCGACCGGGCGGAACGGCAGCTCATCTTCCAGGAGAACGACATTCTGGAATGGGAACAGGAGAACCAGCGGAAGGCCGAAGCCTGGCAGCAGGAACAGGCCAAGCGGAATGCCATTGCCATCGAGGCGGCGCGCCAGCAGCGGGACGAAGACATTGCCGTGGCCAAGGCGCTGGCCGAAAAGCGGGTGCAGAAAGCCCGGGACGCCCGGAAGGCGGACGAACTGAAACGGAGCATCCGGAACAATGCCGCCCAGCTCAACCAGATGGTGCTGCGACCGAAGCCCGGGAAATATGTGCAGAAGAGCCTCATCGTGCAGGCCGCTGAGGTGGCGAAGCTGGCAGACACGGCAGTGCTGAACAACAACGCCCTGACCAAGCTGACCGCCTTGCAGGACAGCATCCGGCGCAGTGGAGAGATGGACGTCAGCATCCACGCCGACTGGGAGAACAGCGGCGTGGAAAACCTCATCCAGACACTGCGGGACGACATGAACGCCAGCAAGCAGGCAAAGCTCGACCGGCTGCGGCAGCAGCTGGAAGAAGCCAAGGCCCTGCCGGACGGCGACAAGGCCGAACAGCTGCGGGACCGGCTGCGCCAGCGCATCCGGGAGACGGAGAACCGCACCTATCTGCCCATGACGGTAGATCAGCTGCGGATGCTGAAGGCCATTACGGCCAGCACACTGCACATCATCCGGACCGAGAACAAGACCCTGAGCCTTGCGAGGGCAGAAGAGGTGGACGGCATGGCCATGAAGGCCGCCCGCGAGGTGCTGAACTCGGAGGGCAACGGCTTCGGAGAGAAATTCGAAAAGGCGAAGGGCGCGATGAACCGCTACCAGCTGGACATGCTGGGCGGCACGAGAATGTTCCGGCGCCTGGGCGGCTACACCAAAAACGGCCAGATGGAGAAGCTGGGGCAGATGCTGAACGACGGCCAGCGGCGGCAGACGGAGATCCTGGTAGAAGGCGAAAGCCTGTTTGCCAACGTGACCGGCAAGGAACACCTGAAAGAGGTGGAAGCTTTTGCCGGGCCGGGGGCGGAGCTGGTGGACATCGGATTGAAGGACAGCAAGGGCAATGCCGTGCCGCTGAACCACGCACAGCTGTGCAGCCTGTACATGCTGCTGCGCAACGAGGACAGCCGCCACCACCTGATGACCGGTGGACTGACCCTGCCGGACGCTGCCCAGTACGCCAAGGGCAACATCGAGAGAGCCTACCAGCGCAGCCAGACCGTGATGCTGGGGACGCTGGTGAACGCCGATGGTGTCCCGATGGCCGACACCATTTTGCAGACGGTACAGGACGCCATGACGGACTATGACCGAAACTGGTGCAAGGACATGGAGGAATTTTTCGGGCGGTACACCACGAACCTCATCAACGAGACCAGCATGAAGCTGCTGGGCTACGACCGGGCCACCGTGAAGAACTACTACCCCATCGCGGTAGACCGGAGCACGCTGGCGACGGAGATTGAGGGCGTGAAGATGGATGCCACCATCGAGGGCAGGGGCTTTTTGAAGGAGCGCGTGAAGAGTGACAAGCCCATTTTGCTGGAAGAGTGCCAGAACGTGGTAAAGCGGAGCCTGCGGGACACGGCAGCCTATGCGGGCCTTGCGGCCCCCATCCGGGACGTGCAGCGGGTGCTGAACAGCACCGTGGAGACGGCAGAGGGCATCGGTGTGCTGAAGGACAAGATCATCGGCGAGAAGTGGGGAAAGGAGACGGTAAACTACATCAACGACCTGCTGACCGACCTGCAGACCACGCGGCGCAAGCGCAGCAGCACCATGAGCCGGGCGCTCGACCGGATGCGGGGCAACTACGCCGGGGCCATCCTGACCGTGAACCCGGGCGTGGCCATCGCGCAGGCGGCC